GTTACCGAGGTAGTAAATCTCCGACACCTCGACCGCCTGCTCGCCCAAATTCGCGAGCGTCGGGAAATAAAAATCATGCCGAGTCCGCCGCCGATACTTGCGCGGAAGACCCTGCTGATAGGTCTGATCGTGCACAATGGACGCGAACATGTAGAACTGACCGTGCTCCGAAAACGACTTAACGAAACGATTCTGAGTCGTGATTGAAGCTGCCGTGGCAGACAAATTACCCTGAGGAGTGGTTCCACTCTCCGAGGTCTGAGCAATCGACTGATAACCCAACCGACCACGCGCCATGCCGATATACTCCGGCCGTTGAAGACGGAAATCCTCCGCCTGCACACCGAAATGATTCACCAGGAGCTCCGTGTACCGCGTACCGCCTCGCGCATCCTTCTCGTACATCTGTTGGACGACAACAGCCTCACGAAACTCATTGATCGAAGGGCCAATCGCCTGACCAAGATCCGCATTAATATCCGGGTAACCGGTCGACCCGTCCTGCCTCACACGAACCGCCGACGAAAGAGACTGAGACGAAGTCGCAGTCGTATCCGTCTCGCGCATATTCCCCGTGCCGTAGGCCGGAACGTCAGTCGTACCAACACCAAACACCGGAGCCGTATCACCCAACGGCATCAGCACATCAGGCCCCTTCAAGGGCCAAGGCCTACCCGTCGTAAAATAATCCTTACGCTTGGTGCGCCAAAAAGACGGAGTCGTCTTGTAAATCTCCATGTTCTTGCCAGCTGCACCCGTATCAGGACCGTCATCCTTGATCACCGGCAGCTTCGCCTGCAAATCCTGGTCACGGAACCACTCGTTGAAAATCAGCGGCGGCCCACGAAACGGCAAAGCATTGACCGGGTTATCCGTATTGGAACTCGACGTGGCATTCTTGAACGGAAAATCAGGCCAGTACTTCAACATGGAATAAGTCGTCGTGATGTTCTGCAAAACCGTGTAATCGACGACAGGAACCAAATACTCGACCGGCGCGTCCGGATCGTAATCCGAATGCATAAACTTCTCCCAATTGTCCCATAAAAGACGGTTGGGAACGAAAAACGCGTGCACCTCCACAAAAATATTATCCATCAGCGGTGTAAGCGGCGTAAGAAGCCGCGAAACCCACGACACCGCAATATCGAACACATCACCAGGGAGCACTTCCTCGTGAAGAATCGGAAACACATGATCCTTCGACATGGTCGTCGAATAATTATGCGTCAAATCAAACTGCGAACGCGGAACACGCGGCGACTCCGTATGGGCCATTCTCTCATTCGTTGAAATCGTAGACGTCCGTTTCATTTCTACCCTCTCTATATAAAAAAAGAGGCCAGGGTTTTACCCCTGGCCTCTCGTGGTTTCCGAGCGAATTAACGCCCGGTTACTGCGCAGCCTTGACAGGCTCCGCAAAAACAAACTGACCCGGCTCTGCCATCACTACCGGCAAATCCACCATCTGGAACTTACCCGTAGCCTCATCAAACTCGCCCAAGAACAAAAGCTCGTAATCGTACGGCCACTTGTGAAGCGACGAATTCGTATCCCTACACGCATCCTCGAACGCACGCACCGCCATCACATGATCACGCTCGAAAATCGGACGATGGAACACCTTAGCCTTACGATCCCGAATCGCATAAACCTTTGCCATTCAAAAATCCTTCCGCGCCACACGGCGCTGCAACGTCTTACCGACGTCACTGTTATACTTCTGTTTTTCTGCGAGGCCGAACCACTCGGCCTCAGTAAAGGTGTCACGCGACTCAAGCCTTTTGTCACGAACTTTCTGCAGCATCTCAGGATCAATCTTCTCAAGCCAACGATCGTAGAGAGCCGGCGGCAACATAGGAACACGCTTCCCGTCCGCGCGAGTAATCAAACACTCATCCGAGGGATAAACGTCACGCCTAAATTCCTGGAAAAACTCAAAGCCAAGACCGTGGCACCAACTACTAAACTCTGGAGTCCGACCACCATAACGACGGGCCTGCTGACCCGTCTGCTTCTTCAAAGCGTACCTCGCGGCATACGCCGCAAACTCGAAATTCAGCTTCGAAATACGATGACGACCCTCCGGCCACAAACGAGTAAGCTCAGCACAAACAAACTGATCCGCACCAGAACGTGATCGCTCCACAGGAATGACCTGCCAAGGGTAATCCACGAAAGCGACACCGTGATAATGAGGGCGTGCAGTAGAATCTCCATACTCACCCACAGCGAAGAACTTAAACTTTTCAAGAAATCCACGAGCGGCATCCTGATCTACATCCTTCCGTAAACGCGTAATCCGCGCTCGCTCCAATGTGGGACCACAACACGACTGAGGCAAATGTTCCTCGTCGTAAGTCAACGTAAAAAACCAAGACTCGCGGTGATACCGCATCTCGTGCATGATCCGCATCGCAACCTCCCGAGAGCGAGCGAGCCGACACCATACACACTGTTTACAACCAACCAAAAAATGCCTATCAGGTTCGTACTTTAAACGCCGTTTCTGAAAATTCTTAAAACCGCAAATAAATTTATTCCCAAAAGCGCGGCGCGCCATTACATTAGGACTCGTACAATGCATAAGTTCGCAGATCCTCCTGCGGACAGAACGGCCGAGGTCACTACCCCTCGGCCGTTCCTATTTTTAGAGTCGAATGCCTCCACGGCTCGGCGCGACCCGCACATTCAGCCAGTGGGTCCGTGCGCCCCGTTTGAAGGTACGCTTCGCTCTCGAATAACTGACTCTTTTTCTACGTTTCATAACGCTCTCCTTGTAAGTCGAGCTTAACAGCTTTCCTCTTTGAGGAAAGCTGGGACAGTTACTACAAGAGGGTAACTGTCCTGGCCGGGCTACCGCCCGACCTTTTTAGTCAACGCAACGCTAATTCCGGCTCTACTTGGCGATCGACGCCTTTCCCGAGTTCGAGATCCTGCTGCTGACCTTTCAGCGATCCTGGACCGTTCTAGAACGATCTGGTGAGGGCCTTTGAGGTCACTCCTAGTTGTGGCTCTGGTCACCAACGGCCGCCGCCGTTAGTGGGTGGGTCACCGCCTCGCTTTCCGCGCCTGACGCTTCACTCCTTTTCGCTTCGCTCCGTCGTTATCGCTACGACCTAACGGTCTGGCGCCGCTCGGCTTTACGTGAACCCACGCCACTTACGGCGGGGGCCTTAGGAGGACCTATGAGCCAAAACAAAGAGAAGACCTACAAAGAGCCTTCAACCGAAATCGAAATCCTGAACGCTCAAAATAGGATCGCGAGATGGTCAGCTCGCAAAATCATCGAACTCGAAGAGAAACTGGCAGCGCTCGATCGCAAAAGAGTGCCGAAACCGCGCAAGCGCTAATACTGAAAAGGCCCGGGCGAAAGCCCGGGCCTTTTTTTTACCCTTTTCCGTCTCCTGCCCCGGTTCCCGGGGCACGCCCTTCTACGGGCGGGGCCGTCGGCCCGGGGCCGGGGGCCGGCGAGGGGGGCGTAGCCCTCCTCACCAAATCCTGTGCCTCCGCGATCCGGCGCTTCTGCTTCGCGCCGATCCGATCCAACAACCTCCGTACGCTGTCCTCTGAGGACAGCTCTTTATATCGTCCAGGGTCATTACCCAATTCGAGACGAATCTCCGGGGGCAAACGCAAGAACTGCTCACGAGCCCGCTCGAGCGTTTCAAACGCGTCGGCATAAGTCTTAAAGCCGACATCCTCACCAAAAACCGGCGCCTGACTCGCCTGATCCAAAACACCAGTGCGCCGATACTTCGCAATGATCCGGTTAATATCCGCATCGTCCTTGAACTCCTGTTTCGCGGCCCCGAGCTCGGGACCGCACTCACGGTGGGTGTAACGACCACCAGCCATCGACCTTTTATTCATCGGTTCCATGTCACTCTCCTTCCGGGTGGAGCCGATCGTAGAGATCCGCGCCCCAGTCACCACTCGTTGCGGCTTCGTACGCTGACGTAAACCCAAGCCGGTTAAGCATCGTTCGACCAGACTTCCAAATTGAGCCCGCTTCATGACTTGCTTTCAAACCTTCCTTCCTTTCCGGAGCCAACGACTTGGCAATCATCGTCTGAGCCCTAACGAAATCATTCTTCGCCTTTTGACCCTTGACATGCTCAGTGGCTCTCGCCGCGGCCTGAGCCGCCTCAGCACCAGCAGTGACTGCATTCGCCGTTTCCTTTTTGACCTGAACGCCCAGAAGCTCACGGTGCAAACCTTCCGTGAACCCTTTCCCTAAAGCAGCGCCCATATCCGAACCCTTCTCAGCCTCAACATGCGCAGCCGCAGAACTCGGGGTGGAGGATCCTCCACCCCCTGCAGACAACACGGGGTTAAGACCAGCTGCCTTTAAATCCGCAACCTCCCGCTGATGCGAAGTATTAGACATATACTCCTGCCAATTCCGATTCTCCCGAGCCAACGCAATGTTTTGCTCGTTGGCCTCCGAAGCTGCCGAAATATTCCGCTCATTCGAAAAAATAGAACCAGCGGTCTGAAGAAGCGTATCCAAAAACATCAGATCCTCCAGAGACCCGGCGTCGAACGAACCGGGAGCGGCCTGGTGGCCTTGAAACGGAAGTTAAAATTCAAGAGCATCTCATCCTCCGAGTTCACCGCAATCGTACGATCAAGAGGCATATCCTGCCTAATAAACGCATCATTAAGAGCCGGCGCCGAAGCAAAATCATACGCCAAATGCCAAGAATCAAGAGTCAGCGGATCATCCGAACGCATGACACCACCAACACGAGACTCCTTCCACCGGAGCTCATCCCAACGACCCTGATACGCGAACGCATCATCATCCGTGGTCCCGTTACCGAGGTAGTAAATCTCCGACACCTCGACTGCCTGCTCACCGAGATTCGCCAGCGTCGGAAAATAGAAATCATGCCGAGTCCGCCGCCGATACTTGCGCGGAAGACCCTGCTGATAGGTCTGATCGTGGACAATGGACGCGAACATGTAAAACTGACCGTGCTCCGAAAA